TACTTCTGATTAGTCTTTTAAATTATGGTGCTCTAGCTTTTTATTTCATGAACCCATTGGCCTAAGACACAAAAGAGAAGGGGAGCCTTTGCTCCCCTTTTCATTAAACTCCTAGAAGTTTAGCATACTCATAAGTATGTTTCTTACGATCTTCTAAACCAATTGTACCACCATTGATTCTCTTTGTGAGAGCTGTAATGGTTTCATCATTAATACCTTTATCGCAGATGTCCCAGAGCTTATTCTTATCAAAGAAGAACATAGCGGATTCAAATGCAAGCTCACCAGAAACAATGTCTGGATTGGTGAGTACATCAGGACGATCAATTGCTTTGGCGAATGCAGCGTAGTTGTCTTTACCAGTTAACTGAATGGCACCACGACCACGATACTTGAAACCATCACCAGAAGCTTCGTCACCATTACCCATACGACCACCATATACTTTATTGGCAATCTTTTCTGGATTTCTAGCATAAGGAGTAGCAGCGGCAACATCAGGGAAGTACTTGTGAAAGATCTTTACAAGACCATCAGCACTATAGTTTAAGTTTTCTGAAAGAGATTTAAAGCCACCACTTTCATGAGAGGTTTGAGCAAAGAAATGAGCAGCACGCACTTTAGGCATCTTCAAGAATTCTACAGCAGCCTTAAGAGTCCCTGGACCCCATGCACCATCAGCAGTTACACCAATCTTACTTTGAAAATCTTTTAAACTCATAAAGGACTCCTTGTTGTGTTTTTATTTTTGTCAATGGTATATAATACTACCATTCCCGGCTTATTTATAAGGATGATGAATGAAATTCTACACCTCAGTATTACTTCGTGGCGATAACCTCTTCTACCGGGGATATGAAGCAGGTCGTCGTGTCCAGCGTAAGATCAAATGTAAACCATATCTTTTTGTTGAATCACGTAAGCCTGAGCAAGCAACATATTCTACTCTTGACGATATTAAAGTTGATCGAATGGATTTTGATTCTGTTCGTGATGCAAAAGATTTTGTTGAAAGCTATAAGCATGTAGATAACTTTAGTATTCATGGTCAAAGTCCAAACATGTTTAATTATGTTTGGATTAATGATACGTTTCAGAATGATATTGAGTATGATGCATCTAAGATTCGTGTCATTTATATCGACATCGAGGTTGCATCGGATGATGGGTTCCCTGAACCAGACAAAGCAGATAAAGAAATCACAGCGATCGCTTTACGATTCAAAGAAAAGACTTTTGTGTGGGGTGTAGGTGAATATGATTCCCACGTTGAAAACGTATTTTATATTAAATGCAAAGATGAAGCAGATCTTCTTCGTGGGTTTGTCCATGCCTGGTTTGGAATTGATCCTGACGTGGTAACCGGTTGGAACATTGAAGCATTCGATATTCCATATATCATTAATCGCATTAACAAAATTCACGGTGAAGAGTTTACTCGAAAACTATCACCTTGGAGTATCATCAATACACGACATGTAAGTCGTGGTAAAGCCAATGGCGACTTCGTTGTATATGAAATCTTTGGCGTATCAGTTCTAGATTACATTCATCTATACAAAAAGTTTACATACACCAATCAAGAATCATATAAGCTTGACCATATTGCTTTTGTAGAACTCGGTGAAAAGAAAATTGATTACTCTGAATATGGAAGTATCTTTGATCTCTATAAGAATAACTATCAATTGTTTATTGATTACAACATTAAAGACGTAGATCTAATCGTTAAGTTTGAAGATAAGCTTAAATTGATTGAACTCGTATATGCTATGTCATATTCTGCCAAAGTTAATTATGCTGATACATTTGGCGTAGTAAAACTCTGGGATATCATTACACACAACTTTTTAATCAATCGGTTTAAAGTCATCACGCCAAAAGAAAATATTCCTGCCATTCCATATAAAACTGTCGGAGCCCTGGATAACCATGAGGAACAAACATCTTTTGCTGGTGCTTATGTAAAAGTACCTCAGACCGGAATGCATGAATGGGTAGTGTCATTTGACTTGAATAGTCTTTATCCACACTTAATCATGCAGTATAATATATCCCCAGAAATGTATGTGGGGCAAATGCCAGGTGAGATTAATGTCGATACGTTCTTAACTGGTGAAGCTGCTGATTGGAATACAGATTACATCAAGACAGCTAACCGTTGCTTATTCAGAAAAGATAAGCAAGGATTCCTACCGGAGCTTATGGAACAGTACTATAACATGCGTACTGTCTATAAGAAAAAGATGATTGAAGCTCAGAAGCGATATCAGGTAAACAAATCATATGATTTGGAGAAAGAAATCTCCAGGTACAACAACCTACAACTTGCATTTAAGATCATGTTGAATTCGGCTTATGGCGCACTTGGTAATAGCTACTTCCGGTATTACCAGTTGGCTTTGGCGGAATGTGTAACTCTGTCCGGCCAAGTCACCATTCGTTGGATTGAGAACAAGATGAACCAGTACCTAAATAGTTTGCTTAAGACTAATGGTAAGGACTACATCCTTGCGTCTGATACTGATTCAATCTATATTCGGTTGAGTGAACTTGTAAATCACGTGTACCAGGGTGAGACAGATAAGACTAAAATCACGGACTTCTTGACGAAAGTTTCTTCTGAAAAACTTGAACCATTCATTGATAAGTGCTATCAAGAATTGGCAGACTATACTAATGCTTATGCGCAGAAGATGAAGATGAAACGTGAATCAATTGCAGATAAGGGAATCTGGACTGCAAAGAAACGTTACATTCTAAATGTGTATGATTCAGAAGGAGTACGATACGCTGAACCTAAACTCAAGATCATGGGCATTGAAGCAGTTAAGTCTTCTACTCCTCAAGCGTGTCGAGAGTCTATTAAGAAAGCTCTTAAGATTATCATGACCCAGGATAATAAAGCTCTGATTGAATACATCAAAAAGTTTAAACAAGACTTTATGAATTTACCTTTTGTAGACATTGCATTTCCTCGTGGCTGTAATGGTATAAATAAATATGTAGACCGTAGTGGAATCTACAAGAAGGGTACACCAATTCATGTTAAAGGTGCCCTCATCTATAATCACTTCGTCACGAAGCATGATCTTACTAAAAAGTATAGATTAATTGGTAATGGTGAAAAGATTAAGTTCTGTCACTTAAGACATCCTAATCGTTTTAACATTGAAGTTATCTCATCGCCCGATGACATTCCAAAAGAGTTTGACATCATTTCTCTAATTGATTACAATACTCAATTTGAAAAAGCTTTTCTTGAACCTTTGAATGGTATTCTTGAAAAAATTAATTGGGTTGCTGAAGAAAATACTACCGCAACTATTGATGATTTCTTTTCTTAATAAGGATAAACTATGAGCAATTCTTTTTTTAAAAATCTAGTGGAGCAAATCAAAGATGAAGACACAAGCATTGTTGCTGATGGCCAGGGTTCTGCAGAGTATAGTGGATGCATTGATACTGGTTCCTATATTCTTAACGCAGTTCTTAGTGGTAGTCTTTTTGGCGGTGTGCCAAATAATAAAATTACTGCTTTCGCCGGTGAATCGGCTACAGGAAAAACTTTCTTCGTACTTGGAATCGTCAAAGCATTCCTAGACGCAAACCCTGATGCTGGTGTTATGTACTACGACACTGAAGCAGCAGTCACCAAGTCAATGATGGAACAGCGTGGTATTGATACTAAGCGAGTAATTGTTGCTGAGATGGATACCATTCAAAAGTTTAGGACCCATGCAATCAAGACTCTTGAATATTATGAAAAATCAGGTGAAAGTCGTCCTCCCTTTATGATGGTGCTTGATTCCCTGGGTCTTCTTTCTACAACAAAAGAAATGGAAGATATTACTGAAGGCAAAGAAACACGAGACATGACGAAAGCACAAGTCATTAAAGCTGCTTTCCGAGTGCTTACTTTAAAGCTTGCCAAAGTAAAAGTTCCATTGCTTGTGACTAACCATGTATATGCAGCAGTTGGTGCCTATGTCCCAACCAATGAGATCTCTGGCGGATCAGGGT